TATCCACTAGAAACTCCTTCTCCTTGTGTATTAGAATGTAAAGGATCTGACATAGATCGATGATCCCATAAATCTACTAAATCAACTTCTTGATTACCACCTTGTGTTGGAAGAGGAGTTTCAACAATAAAATCCATTTCAGTTACTGGTGTCTCGAAGTCTACAGTATTTTTTGGCAAACTTACAGTAGTATCTGTTTTGCTATTATTAACATCACTTTTACCAGTAGCCGTATTTGATGTTAAAGATGTTCCTCCTCCCAATAACGGCATTGCTGCTTCTGCCCAAGGTAGACTTTGCTTCAATCTTTCAATTATTGTTGATCCTAATGAATTTACATCTTTAAATGAAATATTTTCTATGTTTTTATCATCTACTTTATTCCACAAATCGAATAATGTATTGTTTAAATGTGGAATGAAAACTTGAACACGTTTTCTCTCTTCTGGATCTTTTTTATTGATTACTATACCCAAGTGATTTCCGTATACTGGATTCATATTTTATATAGAAGAGGGAGCATAGCTTGCTACAGTAGCACCAGTCCATCCAAATGGACTTAAATTTATGTTTAGTGGAGGAAGATTTCCCGATATTCCATTTATTGAATATGCATAGGCATTGGTACTTGCTTTAATATTAAGACCAGTGTTACTAGTTCTAGACCAATTACTCCTATTTCCAACTGTTCCAGAAGAAGACAATACACTATTCAAAGGTCCTAAAGAAGAACCTAAACCAAAATGTTGAACTATTGTATTTGCTATTGCTAGTCCTTCATTATTTGATGCAACACCAAATCCCAAATGAGATACTAGTTTTCCTAAATATGCTTGTGGTAAATTCTCGATCATTTTTACAAAGTCAAAAACCCTTTTGGCTTCATTTGGGAATAATGATGCCAAACCATTTAGAGGATCATATGCAAAATTAACACCAAATGAAGCATAGTTAACAACGGTTTGAATGGAATTCAATGCCTTAAAAAGACTATCGGAACCATTAAATAATTGTGCAAAAAATCCAATATCATCTAAAATTGTTTGAACAGCATCTAATATTAAACATATTAAATCTAGTGGTATTATTTGTTCTATGACATTTAATACATATTGCCAAACAGTTCTGTATATATTATTCAACCAAGAATATATTTGTTGTATCATTTGAACCATTCCTTGATAAATTTCAACAATACCTTGATAAAGAGCAGTAGCAGCACCTGTTATATACCACATTGCTTGTTGTATACCACCAAAGGCATCTGTTGGTAGTGATAGATATGAGTGTGTTCGTATAGCATTACAAAAATTCTCAATTCCATCCACCATTCCAGGATGTATACTGTTTAATAGATCAGCACCCAAACATGGAGTGTTTACATTGGGTCCTGTCATAACATTTATGGTATTATGAGCAGAATATCTTAAAAATGATCCTTGTGAACCCACGTCTTGAAGTTCTTCTTTACTACCAGCTGGAGTTTTTTTTAAAGCTTCTTGTAAATTATTTTCTTTTATAAAACTGTTAACAAACCAATTGTATAAATCTTGTGTAATTACGCAAGGATCGGAACCTACATAGTTAAAATTCATTCCTATAGCATCATAACCCTTTATTAAAATATAAAGTATAGCAGCATATAGATTTTCATTAGGCATTACGGTTATTCTAATTTTATATAGAATTCCTTGTTTAGATAAACTTAATCCTGTTTGTAATTCCATTGCTTTTATAGAAACATTCTCTGCAAAATTTCTTATTAAATTTTGACCAGCAGTAAATGCATTTAAATTATTATTATTTGTTGTTGAATTTGCCATAAAAAAATAGTACTATAATAACTTATGTCTAAAACTACAATTTTCCCTCCAATAGGAATAGCAGGTTCTGCATTAGTAGGAAAGGATACTCTTTGTTCTGCAATTATTTACCAATTTAACTATAATTTCAATCTAAAAGCAAAAAGATGTTCTATTGCTGGCGATACTATTAGAAAAGACTTAAAAGAAATGATTTTTAATAAAATTAATGTGTCTATTGATATGGAATCTCCTAAAATTAAAGAAAATATACGACCATTAATGGTAGAATATGGAAGATGTATGAGAAATCATACAAAAGGAAGATATTTTATTGATATTTTAAATAAAAATAAAGAATTTGGTAAGAATTATATACCAATTATACCAGATATGCGGTATTCTGAGTATGAAAATGATGAGGTATATTGGTTAAAAGTTGAAAAGAAAGGATTATTAATCTTTTTAGAGAGAGAAGGAATAGAACCTGCCAATAAATACGAAGAAAAAAATAATAAAATACTTAAAAAAGCAGCAGACTTTATATTAAAAGTCCCAACAGTTCTTAATACAGAAGATTATTTTTTAAAAACCGATACGGAAATTGAAAAAATCATTACCACTTACCGACGGGACATTTTTCGGCCCTCAAATAAGTTTTAACTGACATTTTACAACCACATTTTCCACATCTTTGTTGATGTGAATTGAAGAATTCACACCCATTGCATATGGATAATCTTCTCTTGGCTTCTTCATCTGAAGAAGATAGGGGATTTCCAGCAGCAACACTAGCTACATTGTTTACAATGCTACTAGTTAAATTTCCGATCATTTCAGTCATTGATGGCATTGACGTTTGAGTATTAACTTGTGAATCGCTACTTGTAATTTTCTGACGCAGTTCAACTCTTGCTAATCTATCTCGTTGTAAACTTTTTATTAAATCTGCTTTGTTCATAAAAATATTTACTTTCTGTTAATAATTTTCATCTAGTTGATCAAACCATTTTCTAAACATATCGGGTTTAACAGCTACAACATCTGTAGAATATGATTCTTTTGTAAAATGATGAGTGACTTTTGTTAAAAACCATTGGCCTAAAAACTTATCTTCAAACGGAGATGTCATTTCATCATTAGAAAAATCTATATCTACAAATATAAATTTTCCAGGCTGTCTTGCAGTTAATCCAGGAGCCTTGAAATTTAAACATTGAGTTAACAACATGAAATTCTTAATCATCGAAACACCTACTATATCTTTAGGAAAAAAGTGTCTAGCAGTAAATGCGTTTTTTGTTCTTAATCCCGATGTTTTTGTTTTATTTAAATTTATACCTACTTGAGCATCTGAAATTTTAAAACTATGAAGTCCTAATGTGCATATATCTGTCATTTTTTTAACTAAATCCTTTGCAAAATTATCTTTTTTATAGATATTAAATGCTCCTGTTTTAAAATTATAGTTAGACAACGGAGTATTTGCTATTAGATTCATATCGTCTTTTGGAGTCATTGTGACTAATCTATAGTCATCTATTATAGAAGCTATTGGAGATTGAAAACTACCTTCAGGTGCTCTATAAACTTTTGGTGGTGTGTTTTTAACATCTGCATTATCTCTTAATACTATTCGTTCTATTTGATTTTTATCTGCATCTTTTATATAATCTTGTAATGAAACTAATGTAAATGCTTTTTGATTGTCTCCATATCTATCTAGTTTCAGAAAAAGAGGACTTCCATCGTTTGCTTTCATATAACTATATACATAATTTAAATCATCTAATGCACATGCATTAGATGGTGAAGTATATAACACCTTTCCATCATCACCTTCAACACCAGAATCCCATCTTTTATCATCAAATACAGCTAAATCTCCTTCCGTGTCGTTTGATTTCATGGAATCTAATCCAGGAAGAGTTGTTGTATTAAGATCTAGCTTAACGCTAGATTCTTTACTAAATCCTATTTTAACCTCTTCCGATCCCTTTTTGTCTACTTCGGATTTTGATGTTGGATTTGATGAATTGGATGCTGCTGTTTTAATTATAGATTTAATAGCTTCTGAAGCGGGCATAGCCCTTTCGATATCGTGTGAGTCTAAATTTCCATTATTCGGTCCATATACAGCAGTAGACCATTCTAAATTTCTTTCTAAAAGTATTTGAAATCTTTCATCCCAAAAATAAAATCTTCTTAGTTTTTTAGAAGCACTTTCTGTTTCTAGATCTTCTATATCATAGATAACAAAATCATACGACATTTCCCAAATTTCTCTAGGAAATTGTTCAGACTGTCCATTCTCGTTTTTATTTGAAGATGGATCTATAATAGGAGAAATTTTTATACTTAATTTATTTCTACCATCCGTTCTTAATAAAAAAGGAGGTTCTACATCGTATCCCATTTTATCAGTATTTTTAAATTTTCTTTCTAATATTTCATAATCATTTACAATTGTTATATATCCCTTAACATTCCAATCGTCTATAGAATCTTCTATTAATAACTCATCTACAAAGAAAAAAGGAACAGCAAATGGTTTAAATTTTTTAAGACCGTTGTACATCCATATTTCTATATTAAAAAATTGACCATTTATTTGATTTACAAATCTTGTGTCTTTTACTGCATTAATAGCATTAAAATTTTCAAGACCATAAGGGTTAAACATTGAACTTGAACTGAATTGTGATTTATATTCTGGAAGAATACTTTGTTGAGGTCCCGTTAATGAAAAATTTGCCATAATAAATTAACAATTAGAAACGTTTATATCCTTTAAAAGAGAAACTATTAATTGATTAAAAATAAAGGTTGCTGTGCATATTATTTCAGTTCCTCCTTGAAATGAATAATCTATTTGACTTAAAGATGTTATATATGCTTGTGTATATTTAAATTCTACTATTTTATTATTAAATTCATCTAATGAAAATAAACTAAAAGTTGTAGTAAAATCAGACATTGGATTATCTATACCAATTTCTCCGTTTGCTCTTGGTATAATTTTTGTTAATTCTGTGGTGCTATTTTCTGTGTCATTAAATAAGTTCAACCATTTCCATAACATCCAATAGTTTTGATATGTATTATCTATTAAAAATTTAAGAGATAATGCCTCGTATGAAGGTCTGCTAAGACTAGAAGCATTATATACTTGTCCACCAAAAGGGACTTTTATTTCATTAACTTTGATTGATGGAACAGGTGAACCAAATGTTGTAAGTTGTATTTGATTTGCATTATATGCTTTAGACATAACTAAATCTGTTTGTTTTTTTAATGCAAGAGGCAAATCAAGAACAAATGCAAATTTATCGTTTCGAGATCTATTTAAAACTGATTGATTCATATATATTAAAAAACAATAGAGGGATAATAATTGTCCATAGAAGACTTATCAGAATTATCTTCTTTTTTATAAGGATTTTTATCAAATTTATCAAATGGATCGGATGATTTATCTGATTGTAGCAACCATAACATTAAATTTTGTCTATCATCTGAATATAAATCAAAACCAGTTTCTAAAGTCATTCCACCAACATGTGAATATGGAGTATTTACTGTTGGTTTTTTAACTGTATATTGTCCACCTCCTATTAATAATGGACTTTTTTGAATTAATTCTTTATTATCAGATAATGGGAAAATCCTCATAGGTCTTCCTTGATCGTCTATTTCTTGTATAGTGAAGTATCGAGATACCAAAGAAGGATCTAAAATAAATAATGCCCATATCAATCCAAAAACTCTATCATCTAAATCCTTTTCAGATTTTTTTGAATACGTATAATTAGGAAGTCTTATAAAATTGTTGATTTCTAATATAGTATCAATATCATTTAATTTTACTGCTTTTAAACTATTAACCCAATATCTAAAGTTTGTTATTCCTTTATAACGAGTATTTGTATGATTGTGAATACCAAATCTATTAGCATTATTATAATGTTTACTAAATCCTTCAAAATGATATGAAACTACATTTTCATAGTTATGTGTTTGGCATAATACATCTAAAATTTGTTGTCCGTTGTTATTATTTTCTACTAATATCGGAGGTCTTCCCCAATCATCCAAAACATTCATCAATTTTGTTCCTAGATGAAATGGATTTATAGAATTTGATGCAAAAACAGCAACTTGTTGTATGTCTTGTAAATTAGAAACATCTAAAATTTGTGCAACTGAATTAGTTCTTCCAATTCCCTCTCCCACGTCAACTCCAATAACATAAAAACTTTCTGGATTAGGTAATTTAAATATTTTATAAGAACCATCTTCTAAAACTAATACCGGTTCGGGGCAATTTGCTTTTAATTGTGATAAATATTCTTCATCGATTACACCTTTTCCAGGCTCATGAAATACGTTTGCATATTCTTGATCAAAATCTTCTTTTGATCCCATTAGTGCTAATGTTTTTTCTTTCCAAACCTCGTCTCTACCAGGAACATCCCAATAATTAACGACTTCCAAATGCCATTCACTGTTTTCTTTTAAAGAATCCTTATAAAGATCATAAAATTTGTTATCCGTTCCATTTGGAGTGCTAATAACAACAATTTGAGATTTCTTCATAGAAGAAATAATAGGAATTGCAGACTTCCAAAGTTCTTTCATCAACTCATTAGGGCAATGTGCCATCTCATCAATAATGAGCAAGTTACTAGTACTACCACGGGGTCCTGACGATGATGTTGTGCTTACTGTTATGGCAGAATCATTTCCTAAATTAAATCCATCTTTTCTCCAAGACTTGATATTTGGTTTTAAATATATAGGAAGTTGTTCATATGCCATTTTAATTCTTGAAAAAATTTCTTTGGCAGTTGATTCTTTGTTAGCAACTATTGTTATTCTTTTATCTGATTGAAAACACACCAACCATAATGCATATATAGTTATTGTAGTAGTTTTTCCTGACTGTCTTGAACTTAATATGACATTAAATCTATTATTCTTAAATGCTTTTAATAGATTTTTTTGATACTTATAAAGTTCTATTTTTCTTTTTCCGTCTTCTGTTATGATATAGAAATGATTTTCAGCAAAATGTAATATGCTTTTTGCACATAACTTAAGCTCTTCTCGCATGTCATCTGTCCACTTGAAAAGAGCATCTTTTCTTAGAATATTTTCATTTCCTTGGTAGAATTTTCCATCTACTACAATATCATCAACATCAATGTTATCCAAAGATGTGTTAATTTTCTTTTTTCTAGGCATTATAACTACTTATGAAATTTATAATAATTGCTACTACCTATTGATTTGTTTATTTAACTCCGATAAAACAGCAGAAACATATTCACTTTTTAATATTTTTAGTTTAGTTCCTGGTTCTGGTCTTGTTACTGGATTTTGTATTTGATTATATGTACAAATTAACCACCATAAATCCATTGTATTATAAACTTTATATGATATTAAATGCCAAGTATCTATATATGTTGTATAATATATCACTTCTGCATCAGTATTATCTGATGGAAATACCTCTATGGATTTTAATATATTATAAAATTTATTTAAATTATTATCGGTATAGATATTAAAAAAATTTTCATATCTATATAATGATAAAGTAGGTAGATCTGTAAAAGAATTTTGTTTCATTATTACTTTTTAGTATTTAAAAAATTATTGTTAACAGCATCAAAAAAAGTACCAATAGTTCCTGCCGCATTAACAATATCATTACCGGTATAATCTCCCATTACATTAACTTTTGATCCATCTAAATTAGCACTCATTATGTTTCCGCTTTCTTGTATAAGTTCTTTTAATGTTATAGAAACTTTATATGCTTCGGGAATTAAATATTTAGATCCTTTTAATGTTAAATCTCTTGTTGCACCTATAGACTTAACATCATACGAACTAACACATGCTGCTGGCATATAAACACCTCCTCTTGAGGATTGCACAGTGTATATTTTGGGTGGTACAAATGTTAAAAAACTAGTTCTTACTTTTAAATTTTGAAGACCAAAAAGAGAAACAAATTCAAAATTATTAATAGTATCTTTTATTTCCATAGTGTTATATAAAGGAAATTCTATTACTATTTCTCTTTTAGATGTTTCAGAATAATTGCTTATTTTTTCAAATCCATATCCAGTTGCAAAGTTTTCTGCTACTGTATCTAATGATTTTAAAGAAGATCCAACAAGAGGTATTTTACTTAAATCTAATTCGTCCCATTTATTAGTAGTTTTTCCTTTAATACTAGAACCCTCTTTTAATAAATATGGTAGATTATATGAGAATCCAGTAGGTACTCCTGAATATAATTGACCATACGGATCTGTGTTTCCTGCTAGATTATTTGATACATTATTTATTAGATTGGAAAGCCTTTGTTGCCATTTTCCATATGCTAGAATATATTCTGTAAGCTTAATTTCTGGTACTTCACTAAGAGATCTTCCAGATGTTTTATTATTTTTCCATCTAAAATCTCTAACAATATCAATTATTCCACCACTACTACCAACAGTAATTTCTGGAAATTGAAAAATACCACCTCCTATATTTTCTGTTTTTTGTGTCGAGTTATATAAGCTCATTTGTTATTTTATATTTATCTAAAATCTTCCAGGAGAAGAAAGATCAAAATAATTCATTGGTCTTAAATTTTGTCTTGCTCTATCTACAGGATCACCACCGCTTGATTTGTATGCATTGTTTGTAGTATTGTTTATAACATTTTGTGTATTTCCAATAGATTCAGAAAGATGTTTTCCCAATAATTCAATTGTTTCTTTAGTTAAATATAATTGTGTTGGTATGGAAGGATCTCTATAATCGGATAAATTTACAGCAGGGGGAGGTGTTACTGGTTTTGCTGCTAGATTATTTGCAGGACCGATTGGAATCATTTTATTTCGATGCTCTATGTCATCCCATGTCATAGGAACTCCGTCTTCGTCTAGTGGTTGTGGAAGTCTTCCCGTTGATATAGGAGTTCCTTTTGATATAGGAGGAGTTGGTTTAGGAGTTCCTGATGGTCTTCCTGTTGGTTTAGGAGTTCCTTTTGGTATAGGAGGAGTTGGTTTAGGAGTTCCTGATGGTCTTCCTGTTGGTTTAGGAGTTCCTTTTGGTATAGGAGGAGTTGGTATTGAACCAGGATTTGTTTGTGAATTAGAAGTATTTCCATCTCTACTAGTATCATTTTCATCACCAATACCACTTGAATCTTCTCCACCAGTATCAAAAGAATTTATCCACATACTAAGAGGTATTTGTATTAATGCCATCCAAGGACCAAGGAAATACAATCCATTTGTTGCTATAGATGCTAATCTAAGTAATCCCCCCTTCCAATCACCATCCATAAATCTCTTTATCATGATTCCAGCATCCCATAATATACCTATTAATGGAATTCTTTTAAAAAGAGCACCTAATGCTCCTGCACCAAATTTTGAAAAACCAGCCAATCCTCTTAATACTTTAGCACCCATTCCAGTGCCTTGAGATGCTACTTTAGCACCCATTCCAGTGCCTTGAGATGCTACTTTAGCACCCATTCCAGTGCCTTGAGATGCTTTTGTTTTTTTTGCTATATTAGCAGTTCCACTAGCAGGTGTAGATGCTGTTTTTGATATTCTAGGTCCATATTTTTCTATGGATTTTTCTCCTGCTCCTACCATTCCCTCTCTTCCTTTTTTTGACAAAAGACTTTTAGCTACCGTTACCCCACCAAGTCCTATAGCACCACCCATTCCCAT